AACGCCTTGGAAAGATAAGGGTTATGTTGCTTGGTTAGGTTGGGGTGGTGATGCCGGTGTTGAATGGGCAAGTAGAAAGTTAAAACAAATTAGAAAAGAAGAGTTTTCATTAGAAGAATATTCTTTTGAGGAACTTGAAACGGTAAAGATGTTAAAGTTTTTATCTGAAACAGATTATGAAAAGTTTGAGGCAATTGTTGGTTCAATGCGTGGAGCAACAGAACAAGAAATCTACAAAAGAAATCACAAGTCACCAACAATATATTTCAAGTATGAACGAGTATTATCAGGAGCACCTGATAGAGAATTCTGTTCATCAATAGAAAACAGATACTTTCGTAGATTAGAAATTGATTTATTAAGGGATACAAATGTAGAGTTTGGACACGAAGGTCAAGCATACTCAAAGTGGTTGTATAAGGGTGGTCCAAATTGTGTTCACGCTTGGAAGAAATACTTATTCCAAAACAAATCAAAATCAGATGAAGGGTTCGCAGAAGGTAAGGCAGGTATGCCACCAAAGTCAATGCCGAATAATGGATACTACTCACCAGAAACAAAAAGAAAATCAGAGGTTGCTTATATCGTATCCCAACAGAATATGTCTAAACAAATGTTTAAGGCAGACGATGAACAACGAATGATTTATACTCCACTTATGTTACCAAACATTCTTATTCCAAGAATTGAAAATGATGAAACATATTTCGTAAGATTTAAACCAGAAGTAATTGAAAAGATTAGAAATAAGTTTATGATTGAGGGTAGGTTAAGAGCCTCAAACCTTGAACATAGTGACCAAAAGTTTAACGATATTGTTATGGTTGAATCGTGGATTGTTACTGGTCCAATGGACAAAGTATATCAATTAGGATTTACAGAACAACAAGTTCCATTTGGTTCTTGGATTGGTGGTTATAAGATATTAGATACAGAAGAAGGTGATATGATTTGGAATGATTATATTAAGTCAGGAAAAGTTAAAGGTGCCAGTGTGGAGGGTGAGTTCTTATTAAAGTTCTACAAACAAGATTTTACACAAGAAGACATTATACTTGATGATATTATTAACATATTGAACCAAGTAAAATAGTTGTGTTTTTATATCACAACAAAACAAAAGTATATTTATTATACATAAACAATAAATTTAAATAATTTAAATTATGAACGCAAAACAAGCAATTGATAAAATCGCAGAATTGTTAAAATTTACATTCAAGGCTGAAAAATTCTATACAACAAAATTAGAAGATGGAACTGAAGTAACTAATAACCTAGACGAAGATTTGAAAATTGGTCAAGTATTGTATGTTGTAGGTGAATCAACACTTACACCAGCACCGGCTGGTTCGCATATAACTCGTGAAAATCTTAAGGTAACCGTTGATGCTGAATCAGTGATTATCGCAATTGAATCAGGTGACACCATCGCAGAAGATGCTGTTGAATCAAGTGCTGAAGAAATGGCAGAAGTAGGTAGTCCTGAATCAGGAATTACTGAAGAGCCAGCATCAGGAGTTGAAAGTGAAAACGATGGACTAGACAGATTATTAGGATTACTAGGTCCAATGATTGAGGAAATGACGAAAATGAAATCGGAAATGGAATCAATGAAAGGAAAAATGAGTGCTGATTTATTAGCACTAAAAAATGATTTCAATAGTTTTAAGAAATCACCAGAAAAGTTTTCTGTAATTGAAAAGAAAACTATGACTGAAACTTTTGAAGATTATAAGTTAGAACTTATTAAATCATTAAGAAAATAAACAATAAAAAAAACAAAAATTAATAAACATTATGGAAAAGAAAAAGTTTTCATTCAATTACGATTTAACAAACCTTCCTACATATAACTCATATGGTTCGGATATGTTAATCAAGGCAATTTTAGGATTAACATTACCTAAATATGCTACAATCAGACCTAACTTAAAAGGAACAACTGAAAAAGTAGGTTTTGTAACAAACGATGTTATCTTACAGGATTTATCTTGTGGATTTGACCCAACAGGTGATACAGTTCAGAACTTGGTTACCGTTGACTTATGTAATAAAAAAGTGAATCAACAATTATGTCCTTATAGTCTCTACGATACATACTTGAGTCAGTCATTAACTAATGCGAATTTTCAAGATACAGTTCCATTTGAAGAAGTTATTTTAACAGATATTTCAAATAGAATTGCTAATCAAGTAGAAAAACAATTATGGCAAAACACAACTACAACTGGTGGAACTTATGGTTCGGCTTGTTTCGCTGGTGTTGGTCAATTAGTTACATCAGGTAATGGTGCTACTCAAATCGCTTACACTGCTTCTACAGCATCAAACGGTTTAGATGTATTTTCTGCTATCTACCAAAACATTCCTGCGAATGTATTACACAGAGACGATTTAGTTATCTTCTGTTCTTACGCTAACTACAGAGCACTTGTTGCTTCTATGAGAAATAGTTCATTCGTGAATTTATTTACATTAGATAGTGCTGGTTCTACTAGTGGTGAAGAATGGTCATTAATGTTACCAGGTTCAAATGTAAGAGTAATTCCTACAGTTGGTCTTGATGGTGTTTCAGCATATTATGCTGGACCTGCTGGCTATTATATGGTTGGTATGAACAGCGAAATTATGACCGTTAAATCTATCTATGACCCATTTGAAGACATCGTTAAAATTCAAGCGCATGTTACTTATGGTTTAGGTATTTTTGATGTGGCATCTTTCTGTCTTTGTAAGTAATCAATAGTGTCGTAAGGCACATAAAAAAATAAAATTAAAATAAAAATATATTATGGCATCTTGTTATATTCAAACCGGATACACTTTAGATTGTAGAACAAGTTCTACAGGTGGTTTAAAAACTGCTTGGTTCTTGGGAGGAGTTGGAAGTGAAATCACTGGTTATACTACATCAAATGGAATGGTAACTGCTATTGGTGGAACTGGAACTTGGTTTCAATTCCAATTACCAAAGCAATCTGCTTCATTAACAGAAAACTTGGGTGTAAATACTACATCACAGTCGGTAACATTCCAACCTGAACTGGTTCTGAACTTACCGAAATTAGACACAACATTACGAGATGTTGTGGTGGATTTGGTTTCACAAAACGAAGTATATGCTCTTGTAGAAGACAACAACAACCGTTACTGGTTAGTGTTCCTTGATAATGGAGGAATTGTTTCTGCTAGTTCATTACAAACTGGTATGGCTTACACAGATTTAAATGGAGCATCTGCTCTTACTATTTCTGGTGGTGAACCTACATCAATTAGAGAAGTAGATGTAACTACTACTATCGCAGCGGTATTCACTGCGGGTGGTTTTACATTCCAATCTTAATAATTAAACTTAAAGGGGGAGTTAAATGCTCCCTCTTTTATTAGCCAAAAAAAATACATATGATTAAATGGGGAGGTAAAAATTGGAGACCTGGTAGTCCTGCTAAAAGACAACCAATCAATCAATCTATTGAAGAGTTAATGAAACCTTTGGGTGAAAAACTACATAAGGGTAATGTATGGCAAGTGATAATGAATGTTCCTCAAGAACAACCAAGTGCTAGTCCAAGTGCTAGTCCAAGTCCTACTCCGACACCAACTATTACACCTACGCAAACAGCAACCCCTACGCCTACTGTTACTCCAACAAATACCCCAACACCAAGTTCTACACCTCCAGTATCATTTAGATTACAAACCGAAAACTCTGATTTTCTACAAACAGAAAACGGTGATTACATAAATATTGAAAATTAAAATAAATTAAAATGGCAGATATAAAAATAGGCTTATTACCAACTTGGTCTGGTTCCGCTACCACAGTAAGATGGTTCGTTATGAATAACAGCGGTAATACAGAAAGTTTTAAGTTTAGTGGTTATTCATCACAATTAATTCCAGGACCTGGAGCAAACGCATATAGAACTCTAAATTCAGGAACACCACTCGGTGCTGGCGCTGATGATATTGTTATTGGTAGAGATGCTAGAACAGTAAGTGGTGGTGGTATTGTGATTGGTAAAGGTGCCATAGCAGGAGGTAATATTAGACAAGCTATTGCTATTGGATATGAATGTTCAGCACAAGGTCCTGGTGCTATAAATGTGGGTTACCAAAGCACAGCTAATGGTGATAGTTCTATGAGCTTTGGATTGAATAATACTTCAAGTGGTGAAAGTTCTATTGTTTACGGACAAAACTCAACCGCTACACAGACAGCAACTATTTCTATTGGTAGATTAACAAACGCAACTGCTGTATCGTCTATAACTATTGGAAGAGTGTTGTCTAATTCATCACCCTATTCAACGAATATGAATGGAGTAAGTAATGTTTTAACCTCAACGGGAAATTATAACAATATTTTTAATGGTAGTGGTAATACTATAAGTGGAACTTTTTCAGGTGTAACTATGTTGAGTTGTTTCGGTAGAACTGCGACAAGAAGTAATGCTACATTTGTGGAAAACTTGGTAATACCTGGTTACGCAACATTAGATTATGCTGATGATACTGCTGCGGCAGCGGGTGGAGTTGTTCTTGGACAAGTTTATCATACTTCAGGAACATTAAAAATTAGGATTGTTTAATAAAATAATATGTATGTAGTTGATGGAATTGCTTTTGATGAATATTATGTTGAAAGTGTTACATTAAATCTTATTAGTTGTGTTATTACATTAAATGTTATTTATCATAAGGACCAAAAAAGAATAACAAGATTAAAAGAGTTTATATTTCCAACGACTTGTGATGTTGATATAAATGAATACATAAAAAAAGTAGAGACGATAATAAATGCCTGAAGTATTTTATAGAAAAAAGTTTAGTTATTATTTAGGTGAACAAAGAGCCATAGATGATATCGTATTAGAATTTATTCCTGTTCCAAGTCCTACTCCTACGCCGAACTATTGTATGTCTGGTATTACAGATTTTACATTATGGTTTTATACTGATTGTTGTGGAACTTATGTATCAGGAACTACTATGGGTTTATCTATCTGTTATGATAATAGATTTG